GTCGATGAACCGGGCGAGTTTGTGATCCCGCACAACTTCCACTGTGAGGAGGGCTGACAGTTCGCTGTCGGCCAAAATAGCCCTGAACGCCCTGTAAAATGTTCGTTCCTGAGTAAAGGGGCAGGGTATCTCTCTGCCCTTCACATTCTCGATGTTGTAAGCGTTGGACCGCAGCATCAAAAATTCTAAAATCCTCTCGTCCATTTCCGAAAGTTTGTCCGTGACCAGGACGGCCGTCAGCATCACCGCGACGGTGCCCGGCGTTGCCATCGCGCCGCCGCTGTTGCGGCCGGACTTGGTTGGCTTCGGCAACAACCCGAGCCTGACGAGCGCCCTCTGCCGCTCATAGAGCGCGGTCACCGACAGACCGGTGTGCAGAGCTAGGACGGGGAGGAAGGCTTTCAAACTAATCATGACAAAACGATACTAAACGGGAATTGTGTACGATGTCCACAATTATCTTGATTTTCAGCCGCCACAGGTAGATATGGTTGTGTGTACTCTACACAAAGGCCGATTTGCCCATGGATACCCCCGAAAAAGACGAGCGGCTTGTTTATGACGTTCATGAGGTTGGCGCCATGCTGGGCCTCACCAAGAACGCCGCCTATGTGGCGGCGAAGCGAGGCGACTTCCCGACCATCAAGATCGGCAAGCTGATTCGCATCCCCAAGGCCGCCTTCCACGAGATGATCGACGCCGCGGGCCGGAAGGTCGCCGGGCAGAAGTAGCCGCCACGCCGAACTTGACGCTGGCGGTGTGGTTGCCGGCGAACCCCTTTAACGCAGGCCCGCCCGCTGATGAGTACCAGCGCCTGCATCACCCGGTGCCGAATATAGATGGCGCGAATCCGCAGCGTATTTCCGGGACTGTTTACCGACGAGGCCTTCGCGCCGCTGTCGGACGCCGCTCAGATATTGTTGATCGGCATCTGGACCGAGTCCGACGACCAGGGCGTGTTTGAGTGGAAACCCGGCCGCCTTCGAATCCGGCTGCGACCATCTAAGGATGGCTCGCTAGATCCGATGATGGCGGAATTGTCCGACGCCAACGTGATCCGGCAGTTCGAGGCGGGCGGCAAGATGTACGGCGCCTGCCGGAATTTTAAGAAGTACCAGCGCCCGAAAAGTCCAAACAAGATTTTCCCGCTCCCGCCCGAGTTGGTCGATTATGTCACGGGAGAAGTCACGGCAGACGCCGGAAGTGGTCACGGCTCAGCCGTGACAGATGGGGGAATGAACTTCCCGCGCGATGCAACGGCAACAACTCGCAAGCGGCGCCAGAGGGCGCGGGACCGGCAACCCGATCAAGAGCGTGACCAAGACGGAAGTGGTCACGGCTCAGCCGTGACAGATACCGCAAACGTGGAAGGTGTCACGGCTCAGCCGTCCCCAATTCCAGAAAACGGGGAAGTGTCACGCCAGAGGGAGGAGATAAAAGGAAAGAAAGAAGAAAGTAAGAATCCCCCCAACCCCCCTTCGGGGGGTGATCCCCCAAGCCAAAACCGAAAACCAAAATCGAATTTAAAAACCGGTGTGCCAACCGATCTGCGGCTGCAAGGCCTCAGGGATTATTTCATCGATCGAGCCCAGCAGATTTCGGCGCCGAATGGCTCCGACGAATTTGATCGCTTCCTCGATCACCACCGCGCCAAGGGCACCATGTTCGTCGATTGGGAAGCCGCGGGCCGAACATGGCTCCGCAACACCATCAAATTTTCAAAGCCGAGTGGCGGCGGTTCTTCGCCACATTCAAATCGTCAAACCAACGGTTTTGTTACCCGCAAAATAAATCGCAGTCAGGAACAGCACCATGAACCAAATCGCGAACCGATCGACGTTACCCCAATTAAGCCCGCAGGATCGGACGGCACTGAGAGACGCCAAGAACTCGTTGGTCGGGAATGAATGCACGCGACCGCTGACCCCAGAAGCCCGCGAACGGTTGTCGAAGTTTTTGACAGCTACCGATCACTACGGGACGCCGGCCCTGGATAGCCAAATCGACGATGAAATTTCAAAGCTGATGATCAGCTTTCGGTCCGCGCGAACAATCTCATCCGAGGAAGCCAACGCGACGGTGACGATATACATCGAAATTCTTCGCGGCCTCCCACTCTGGGCAATCCGCGATGGTTTCAACAAGGTCAAGCTTGGTGAAGTCGAAGGCGTCAGTTTGGACTTTCCGCCATCAGCGCCGCGGCTCCGCAAGGTTGTAACCGACGAGATGATTCCGATCCGCGCCGACCGCAGCGAAGTCACGCGCATACTCGCCGCGAAGGAAGCGCCGCCAGAAAATCCGGTGATGGCGAAGCGCACCGAGCCGTTGGTCCGGGGCGCGCTCAACCGGATGCAGCAAAAGTACGGACCGAACTACGGCCTCGGGCACATCGAGCCCGCCGTGAACATCCAACCAAAGGCCGCGCCGAAACCCGATTTCCAGCCGATGAATTGGACTCAGGTGTGCGACCACTACAAGCAGGTCGGCGTCGGTCACCTGCTTGGCGATCAGTACCGCAAAATCCACCGTAACGATCGCCGTGATAACGATCATGACCGTGACGAAACGTTTCACGACGACGACGACCGCGAGGCAGTATCGCAGTGAGCCATCGCCCCATCGCCCCGATTGCACTGAACGGCTGCGATCCAGGCGGCACGCCGCGCGCCTTGCCGATCTTTGAATGGGTCGATCCCGGCACGTTGCTCGTTGACGAGGGTTATCAGCGCGACAGCAGCGAGCGTAGCTTAAAGCTTGTCCGCAAGATCATCAGCGGCTGGGATTGGGCCAAGTTCAAGGCGCCGGTCGGCGTCCTCGTCGACGAGGGGATCGAGTTGATCGACGGTCAGCATACCGCGATTGCGGCGTGCTCGCATCCCGACATTCCGCAGATCCCCGTAATGATAATCGAAGCGCCCGAGCGCACTGATCGGGCGGGCGCGTTCATTAGCCATAACCGTGATCGGATTTCCGTCACCGCCACGCAATTGCACGTCGCTGCGCTGGCGGCGGGGCAAGCTGATGCCCTTGCAGTCGAACGTGTCTGCGAAGCGGCAGGCGTAACGGTGCTGCGCACTTCGCCTGGAGCCGGGCGTTATCCGGCGGCCTCGACGGTGGCGGTGACGGCCATCGGCGCCCTGATCCGCGGTCGCGGGGAGGAAGCGGCCATCCGCGTCTTGACGCTCTTAGCGCGCGCCGAGCTGGCACCAATAACGCAAGTCCAGATCAAGGCGACAGACCTGTTGTTGCACGATCCGGAATACAAAGACCTGTCGGCGGACAAACTGCCGGCCATCATCATCGCCATGGGGCCGAAGGCTGAAGCCGAAGCGAAGATGTTCGTGGCGGCGCATCCGTCGATCGCTCTCTGGAAGGCGATAGCTATTGCATGGTTCCGGAATAGGAGGGGCGCGAAAGCTGCGAGTCCAAGCGCAAACCCTGCGAGTAGCGTCCGGAACGCTGTCGCCAACACAATAGTTCCGGCGAGCAGTAAGCCGGACGACAACGGCAAGCGTGACGGCCGCGCCAAGTTCGGCGGCTGGATTCCCGGGCACGTCCTGCGCGCGTGCGCGAGTTGCGACGAAAAATATATCGGGGATCTGAAGTCGAAGTCCTGCGCTGACTGCGCCTATGACTGTCGAGAGGCGAAGTCGGCATGAGCAACAGCAATAAACAATTTCCAGCAGTTGTGCCGCGCATAACTTGTTCGTGGTGCGCCAAACCCATTGCACCAAACGCCGCGCGGATGCGCCTTTTCGATTCCGAGACAACCCGTGTCATTGGAAAATGGTTGGCGCATTTTCATCCGGAATGTGGCGATCTTCTCCTTGATTATCTCGAAGGTAGGACTGAGGACGCCACCACCGCCACCCTATCCGCGAGCGGTAAAATTGCCGCAGATTCCACTGTGAAACAAGATTTTCCCCTCTCGTCCGCAGGGGGTGAGTAGTGGGAACGGGCTACCAAAGCAACCGGGCGCAGGGTTCAAAGGCGCGCTGCGGTGTCGGCCAATGCCGCGCCAGTACAACGATCAGCATCGCCTTGTTCGAGCGCATCAGGGCGAGCGCGAAGGGGCGCTACGCGTCGGTTTCCGAAGAGATCGCAAAGGCGCTGGCGAGGGAATTTCCAGCAGCAGCAGCAGTCGCAGAGAAAAAGCAGGCCGAAGAATGAGTGACGGGGTGAAGCTGATTGCAGTTCCAACGAAGGCAACGCGGGCAGCGGAGCCAATGACCGAGATTCAACTCGACGCCATCAAGGCAGAGCGAATGATTGCGCAGGTGCTTCGCGACGATCAAAGGCTCTTGCCCGAGGTGGCGAACAAGGTTGCCGCCATGATCTGCCTCCGCCTCTTGTCGGCGATGCCGGCACCGGTCCACCAGGCGCTTCAAGGTTACCGCATTATCGCACCGTACCCGCCGCATGATGATAGCAGTTTTGCTGATGGCCTTGGCGGGATAATCGATTCCGAAGTCGACATGTCTTTGGTGAGCCAAGTCTGGGCGCTCGTTTTCGAGAGAGGCAAAGAACTTCCATCATCAATCGCCGATCCGGCGCGCCGTGGAACATTTTGGAAACAGTCATGAACCTCAATGCACCGGACGATATCGCCCAACTGTACGCGGCCATTGACAGTTGGACGCGGGACATGCCTTGGCACCGCTCTACGCGAGCCGAGCATTTCGAGACCACGTATTCGATCGAAGGCGCTCAGAAAGTCCGCGTCTATCTCGCCAAAAACGTCATCAAGAACGAAGCGGCGGCGCGTTGGGAAATTGCTCGGCAGATCAAGTCGGCAACCAACACGGCCCGTAGGTTTCAAAGCAAAAACGGCGGGCGTCGATCGCGGCCAGGTAAACGCGTCCGGGAGAGGGAGCGGAACTTGCGCGCCGCTTTGGTCGGATCAGAGGACCCCCGGCAATGAGCAACCCGACCGCGGCGCAGTTCCATTCCGCCCTAAAGCGCGTCATTAAGCGCGCGATCATCGTGCTCGACGCGCTGGGCGATACCGAAATGCGTTTCCAGGGTACGGGCCAAGTATGGGGCCGCGCCGTCAACGATGCCAGTATGGCTTACGGATACAGCGATGCGCGAGTCCGGTTTATTCCTACTGCACGCGAGATCGCGCAAGCCGAAGTCGTCGCCGATTGGCTGGCATGGCTAGGGTCTCACCACGGCGGCGTGCGTAGGATCGTCAGCTGGGCGCATGATGATCCTATATGGCGTATGGCAGAGCGTGAGCGGTGCAGCGAGCGGACCATCCTCAATCGGATTGACAGGTCCATCGCCGCAATCCTGAAAGAGTTCGGAGCTCTCGACGTTGCCATTCCTGAAATTAACGAAAATGCATATGCCTCCAATCCGCCGAACTTTGTCCGCGGGCAGCGACCACTAATCGCCGCGCCGTTAATAGCGGCTTCGCGCGTTGATCAGCACGACAAGGTTTGGATCGACGGCCTTGGCTTCATGAAACACGGCAGGCGGTTAAACGACGGCCGCAACAAGATCACAGATCGGATGCTTAATGCCCATTGACCTCAGCGACTATAGTCGGCCGATTAAATCGGCGCTCAAAAAGGGCGGGTTTTGCTGCGTCTATGTCGCTTCGCCAGAGGGCGACACGCCTTGCAGGATCGGGTATTCCGTCGATCTGCCGGGGTCCATCGCCAGTCTACAGCGGACAGCGCCCACGTCGCTTATGGTCCATGAGGCGACGTGGTTACCTGATCGCGGCATCGCCGCCATGATTGCCAAGTCCGCGCAGGCGGCGATTGGACAATACGCCCGTCCAGGCGGATGGTTCGATCTTATGGCCTCTGCAGTCGTTGGAGAGGTTGAGCTGACGATTTTCCGGCTATACCCCGGCGCAACAGCGGTGAGGCATAAGCAGCTGATCGGTCAGTGGGGAAATAAAAAATAGCGAATTGACATTTGCATCAGCATGGCCAATATGGACCTGCAAATCACGTTGAGTGAAGAAATGCGCCCGCCGGGAAAACCCGCGCGGGCCTTTTCATTTGATGGATCGGGGACCATTCCGTCAGTGGCGATTATATACTTTTTGTAAAGTACATAATCGCCCCGTCAGTACCCCGTCGCGACCGCGACACGTTAATCAGATGCTGAACGACGAGGCCAAGGCGGCGGTGCTCGCGGCTATCCGCGCCGGTCACTCGATCCGGTCCATTGATCAGGAAGAACTCGGGCTTCCGGACAAGCGGACGATCAAGCTTTGGCTGAATACAGATTTGGTATTCGCCGCAGCCTTCTCTGCGGCAGAAAAAGAGCGCGGCACACCGAAGGGGCTTAAGGCGCTGTATCAATCCCGTACTGGTGCCAAAATGACACCGGCGGTTTGCTCTCGTATCCTAAATCTGGTCAGCGAAGGTAAAACTCTCCGCCAGGCGCTTCTGGTTGACGGGATGCCTTGTCCGCGAGTCGTTCGAGACTTCCGGAGGATCAATACTGAATTTGAGCGGCGCCTTACAGAAGCGAGATCACTAGTCCCGAGCGGCAGTTCCGGTGATTTGCAAAGCAAAAGCCGAATCTCCAACGCGGCGAAGAGATACCTTGCGGCATTCCCGGAAATAATCCGGCGGATGGAAGAAGGCGACGGGATCACGGCGCTGCTGGCCGAGAAGAGGTTTGGTCAACGATCCTTCGCGGGGTTCCTGAAAACGCATCCGGAACAGTGCCAGCAACTGATCGAAGTGCGGCGCAATCAACCACGTCGCGCTTGGCGGTTCGCGCCGGCACATTACGCGCAGTCCCTTGCTCGGCTTGTGATCGACGTTTCAACGCCCGTTGACGAGTTCAAACCAGAGAACCTACCAAGCTATCATGCGATGCGTGCGCGGTGCGCGCACCATCCTGAATTTGCTGAAGCCTTCGCGGTCGCGCGGCGGGAGCGTATCGCAAAGCGGTGCGAACTTGCTTCAATCCCATCGAAACGGAAAAGGGCGAAGCGCCACAATCCGGCAAAGCCTGTTTACGAAACGGCGGTTCTGCGCGGGCAGCTACTCCAAGACGAACTTTATCGGGCGGCTAACGCGGCGGTTGGCGAGTGGTTGCAGGATCGCGACGACATAATAACTGACCTGATCGAAGCCGCGCTGAATGGTTCGATACCGATCGAAGAAATGAAGCTGCATGCTGGCGAGTTCGTCACGGCGCACAATAGACGGATCGGGTTTGCTAGGGCGCTGTCACTTGACGCAAAGGTTTCAGACGACAGCGACTCGACGTTTATCGAGAGCCTGACAAGCGACGACTACAGCTTTGCAGACTAGGAGCTCATCAAATGCTCAGAGCCGGCGAGATGGTGCGCGCCGGTGGCGGGCGTCTGATGAAGATTTTAGATATCAACAACGATGTTGCCGAATGCGCTTGGTTCGACAACCGCGGCACAATCCATGCCCGCGATTTTGATGTTGACGTTCTCGACCCGTTTTGGTTGGCGACCGGTCCCCGCTCAATGTGGCCGGAAATAAACGATATGCCGGACGATGTTGCAGCGGCGGCCGATTTAGCAGCCGCGCAACGGCGTAAAGAGAAAGCCCGGAAGGCCCGCGTCAGCATGAAGATCAAGCGGGGGAATTAAAGTTTCGCCGATGTAGCTCAGCCTGGTAGAGCAGCGATTTTGTAAATCGAGGGTCGGGGGTTCGAATCCCTCCTGAGGCACCAACATACGAGGCGCGGCCATGAAGCGCGCACGGTTCGCTGCAGCTGTCCTGCTTGTGCTCGTCGCTGCTGGATTTGCTGTTTACGCCGTGCATGGCGGTTATTGGCTGACGGCCGCGTGGTGTGGCTTGGCGTTTGTCGTGTGCGTCATCGCGGCGTTCTTTGCCGGGGTGAGCATGGTTCCGAAAGGGCGCAAAGGATCATGGCGCTGAATCAGTGTGCGAAGAAATCGGAACACGGCGGACCGAAACGCGGTCAAGACGCGTGGTGCAGGAAATACGAAGCCAAGCAAGCTGCGCGCAAACATCGCCGCGCCTATAGCGCGCGCCTCGAACGCGAAGCCAAATCGGACAGTGCGCAATGAGCAAGCCGTTAGTGATTATGGTCGGTGCCGACAAAGGCGGCGTAGGCAAGACAACCATCAGCCGTGCGCTTGATGATTACCTTCGCCACCGCAAGGCGGTGCGCAAGGTTTTCGACGGCGAGACACCTTCCGGGGATCTTCGCCAGTTCTGCGACATCAGCGAAGTGGTCGACCTGCAATCGCTTGACGATCAGATGCGGGTGTTTGATCGCCTGCAAGGTGTGACGCTGATCGACGTGAAGGCAGGGCTATTCACTGAGACGCTGGCCTCGCTTAACCGCACCGGCCTATTGGACGATGTTCGCGCCGGCAACTTTAATCTGGCCCTGCTTCATGTGCTAGGGCCAAGCGTTGCCAGCCTATCGGAAATCTCCAGCATCGCAGAGCAGTTGGGAGCGGGCGCGCTGCATCTGCTCGTGAAGAACTACGTCAACGAATCCGGCTATAGGGAATGGGAGTCCGATCCGCGCTTCAAGGCGGCGCTAACCGGCGCGAACACCATCACCATTCCACACCTCCAGGCGCGCGCCTGCACTGAGGTTCAACGCCTCGGCATGTCGTTCAGTTCATACACCGCGGATGCATCTCAATCGCGAATGCTGGTCGGCTACGTCAGGGCTTGGCTGCGCGATACCTACGCGGCGTTTACGTCGGCAGGGCTGCTTCCTCTGATCGAGGCGTCGAAGCTATGAGCAAAAAAGCTGTAGAGAGATTACTAGCTAAAAGGCTGGTCAGAACGATGGTCGCAATCTCCAGTGCTGAAATAACTGCGATGAGAGAAGTAAACGCTAAGCTTCGCGCGCGACTCGTCGAAATGGTAGCGGCGAGTCGGGCACGGGCTTGATGCTCCGCCCCGCCGCCGTTGGGTTTTGAGTGAGTGGCGATATCAGCTCACCGTCGCGACAGTAGACGACACCGCGACAGCAAACGTTGGAAAGATCAAGAGTGGCGCGCGTGGTATAGCCTCGCGATCTGGCGCGGTAAGAACGGATTGCGAGCGCAGCAACTCGCGCGGCAACCGTTATGCGAGCGTCACCTTAAGCAAGGGCAGGACGTACCAGCCGACACGGTCAACCATCGCATTCCGCATGAAGGCGATTGGAATCTATTTATCGATCCCGACAACCACGAAAGCACCTGCAAGCCCTGCCACGACATGATCATCAAGGCGGAAGAGTCGAGAGGCTACGCGGTCGGCGTTGATGTGAAGGGCCGTCCCCTAGATCGCAATCACCCTTGGAACATCGCCAAGCGGTCATAGGGGGTAGGTGGGTCTAAAGTCCACGGCTTGGGAGGTAGCTACCGCCCATGGGCCTGCGTGCGCACCGAGAACATTCCCGCGATGGGGGGATGATCGGATTTTGGCACGTTCGCACCAGGTCGCGGCGTTTCGAAGATCGCCCGCGCAGCGCGCTTTCAAATTGCGCCGTAGCAAGCGGGCGAACGACCTTCACCAGCATCGGCAACAGCGGTCCGCGCCTTAGCGCGGCCGCGTTCCCCTTGCGCGGCGGCCTCGTCGACCACGAAAAACGGCGCGCGCTGCGTCTCAAAGCGTCTCTAAACGTCACAAAGCGTCAGTTCGTGACGGTGGCGGCAGATTCGCAGAGCAATCGACGACCGTTCGCCGCGGGAAGGGTACGAAACCCTGCGTCTAAGCTGCTGGAAGGTGATAGTCGCGCGCTCCGGGCCGGAACCTGCGTCAGATGCGCGTGTGAAACACCTGCGTCAGTTTCGGCGGTGGCACGATGAGCACCGGGCACCAAGCCTACAAAGCGCGCGGCACCAAGTCGCGCGAACTGCGCGCCGACAAATGCCGGCACACCGTCACGCTTAAAACATCGCTGTTCGATACGATCCGCACGGCGGCGCTGGCGAACAGCCGCAGCGTGTCCGAAGAAATGGTCGCGCGGCTTGCCGCCAGCGTCGAACAGCCGGCAGATCAGCCGAAAGCGGGGCAACGTGACAATTGATCTTGCAGACGCCCTTCCTTGGCTCGCATCGCGCGATCCGGCGTCGGCTCAGCTTGTGGTGTTCGATCCGCCATACGCGGTCGGAACTCCAGTGCGCGGTCGCGAGGATGGCGCGGCTGGTAGTGTGTTCGCGCCATTCGGGTTTATGCATCGCGCTCTGCAAGAAACCGCCCGCGTCTTAGTTCCGGGCGGCATCGGTGTGATGTTCGCCGACTGGAAAAGGATGCCCGATCTTCTCTACATGGCGAGTATTTCAGGGCTACGCCCGTCAACGTGCATTGCGTGGACACGCTCGCGGCCGGGAACCGGCGGCCTGTTTCGATCGGCATGGGACCCGATCCAAATCGTTTCGAGGGGCGTTCCGCGAGCTATCGACCGCGCCGCTATCCGCAACGTGATTGAAGCGGATTATGACACAAAGCGCCGTCACCCTTACGGGAAGCCCGCGAAGTTATTTCGGGAGATTTTTGCGCGAGCGTGCCTGCCCGGCGATTTGGTGATCGACCCATTCGCAGGATCAGGCGTCACGGAAATCGTTGCGGCTGAAATGTCTCTGCGTTGGGCGGGATGCGACGTTGATCCTGCTTTTGCAGAACAGCCGACATCGCCTGATGAGGAAGCCCAGCGATGAACCGCCGATATCGCCGACATGATCAGATCATCAAGGCGGAAGAATCGCGGGGCTACGCGGCCGGCGTCGACATCAAAGGCCGACCGCTGGACCGTTCGCACCCGTGGAACAGTAAGAGCAAGCCATGACCGGGCCGCCGCTGACGAGCATTCAAGGCGGCGACGGTTCACCGCCAGAGCCGGACTGGCGCGAGATATTCACCGAGCCGGACGACATCGCCGTGGCGACCGGCAATTGGCAAATCATTATCAGCGAAATGCGCGAAGCCGGAACGCTGTCGGTTGCGAACGGTCACGCGATCCGCCGCCTGGTCGAAATATCCGTCCAGTATGGACGCGCCGCGCGCCACGTCGCCGAACACGGCGCAATCTTAAAGCCGGTGACGAAGAAAGCGAAAACCGGCCAGTGGAATCCGCATTGGTCAGTCATGCGCCAAGCCGACAAAAACATGATGGCCGCCGAAGCCGAGCTTGGCATCGCGCCGATTCGCCGCGCGAAGGCGGGGAAGGTTCAACGTGGCAAAAAAGGCCCGCGTCCGGCGGACAAGTTCCTTCGGCCGGTTTCAGTTTCCAAATGATCCGATAACCGCCTATGCGCGGGACATGGAAGCTGGCCGGCTGATCTGCGGGGAACTCGCGCAGTATGCCGGCGAACGGCACCTGCGCGATATTATGGACGGTGAAAGCCGCGGGATTTATTGGCGCCCCGAGTTCAAGGCGACGAATGAGACCGGGCCGCTGGCGTTCATGCCGGCGTTGTTTCAGATCACGGCCGGGCCAAAAGCTGGCGATCCGTTCGACCCGTTGCCGTGGCATTTATTTTTCACCGGCTCAATGTTCGGATGGGTTCTCGACAACGGGCGGCTGCGCTTTCGAAGCGGCTGGGCGGAAACCGGAAAGGGTCAGGCGAAGTCGCCACTGTTCGGTGCCATCGGCGTTTATATGATGGGTTGGCACGGTATCCCGCGCTCGGAAGTGTACGCGATCGGCAAAGACAAGGCGACCGCGAACGTTCTGTTCGGAGACGCGGTGTCAATGTGCCGAACCAACATTCCCGGCACCGACGAAGGCGAAACGGATTCGCTCGTCTCGCGGGGCGCAGTTGTGATCCGCGGCGAAGGTGACAACGCCTGGAAGATCGAGCACCCCGAAACCGAGTCGAAGTTTCAGGCGCTGGCGAACACCGAAGATGTTGCCGGACCGCGCCCGACGGTGGTTCTCGCGGACGAAATTCACCTGTTTAAGAACGTCCGCATTCTGGAGGATTGGCAGCGCGCGATCGGCAAGCAGGACGGCGACGCCTTCATGCTGTTCGGCACGAACACGCCGGCGTCAACGCAAATCGTCGGTAACGATCTGTCTCAATACTACCAGCGTGTGATCAAAGGCGAAGTGAAGAACGACAGCGCCTTCGGATACATCGCGCGCGTCGACAAAAAGGATCACGCGAAGATCTTCGAAAATGAAAAGTGCTGGGTAAAGTCAATGCCGGCGCTGAATATCACTTTCGATATCAAAAGCGTTCGCGACGAAGTGACGACGGCGCGCGATCGTATCTCGACAGCCATGTCAGTGAAGCGTCTTTATTTCGGAATCCCGGTTGGCGTCGTCGGCTTTTGGATGGCCGAAGAACCATGGGCAGCGGCGCAAGCGCCGGTCAGTCCCGACGACCACAAGGGCGAAAAGTGCTGGCTGTCGCTGGACCTTTCGAAAAAGAACGACCTGACCGCGCTGTCCGGCGCATGGGAACGCGAAGCCGACCCGGACTTCGATGGGCTAGATCATATTTACGTCAAGACCTGGTACTGGACGACGAAGGTCGGTCTTAAGGATCGCGAAACCGCGGACATTGCCCCCTATGTTGAATGGGCAGAAAACCCCGCCGTCGACTTCACGGCCGTTCCGGGTGCGACGATCGACAAGACATTCGTCGCCGCGCGGATTGCGAAGATTTGCGCCGAACACGAAGTCGAGTTCTTAGCCTTCGATCCGGCCGGCATGGCTGACTTTATGGCGGCGTGCGAACAGATCGGCTTTCCGGTTTGGCTTTACGAAGGGCCGGACAAGCCTGAGGGCACCGGCCTTAAGCTGGTCAAGCACAGCCAAGGCAGGCTCCGAATTTTCGAAGGCAAGCAGCTTACCATGCCGACCTCGATAGAGCGGCTGGAAGATGGCGTCCTGAACGGCACGGTCACGATCGACGACTCACCGGTTACGAATATGTGCGCTGCGAACGCCATCGTCGAATCCGATGGGCAGGAAAACCGTTTCTTCGACAAAGCGAAATCGCGCGGTCGCATCGACGGGTTGGTGACAACTGCGATGGTGACCGGCGCCGCCACCAATGAATTGAAGGAGGGTGGCTTGAATCACGATGACTGGTACGCCAACCCGGTAATGCTCGCGTGAGCATCTTTGATGGGATCGGCGATTTTTTTAATCGCCGGAAGGTCAAGCTAACTGATCCGGCCAGTTGGCATCAGGATCACGGCACTTGGTCCGGAAAGGCCACAAGCCCCGACGCGGTGCTGCAACTCGCAACGGCATGGTCGTGTGTGCGCTTGAACTCGCGCACGATGGGATCGCTGCCGATAAAGACGCACAACAACAAGACCGGCGAAGTTGATACGTCGCACCCGCTTTACCCGCTGCTGCACGACAGCCCGAATGCCGAGCAGACGGCAATGGAATTTTGGGAAGGTCAGTATGTTTCGCTGAACCTTCGCGGCAGAGCGTTTGCGGAAAAGGTCTACAGCGGCGAAACGTTGGTTGCGCTGATCCCGATGAATCCGGACTTCACGCAAACCTACCGGGCGCGCGATGGTTCGCGGCGATATCGATACAATGACCCGATCACCGGACCCCATGATTGGGGAGAGGACAAGGTTTTCCATCTGCGAGGCTT